CATCTCTTTTTGTAACTCAAGAGCTTGTTGTGATTGTCCCATGCTAAGTAATTGTTGTATCATGTTAGCTGCAGTGTCTCGTGCTTGTATTGCTGTGTTCAAAAATTGTAATTTAGCTCCAGCAACTTTTGCATTAGCATCTTTAGTTAGTTCAATTAGTCCTTCTTTAACTACATTTAATACAGCACCGGAACTAGCACCACCTAAATCTGCAACTAAATTTCCCATAGTACTTTGTATAAATTCTTGACTTTGATTTTCTAATTGTTGAAACAATGCTTCACCGTATTCTTCAACTCTAGCATCTATGCTTTCTTGTGTAGAATCAACTAACAATGAATTAATAAAATTAATTTGAGCCGGTGGTAAATTTTCAGTAATTTGTGCTACTACATCTGTTAATAATGGTGGGTCTGGTAGAGAAAAAGCAGAGTTTGCATTTGATTGTTGATAAATTTCTGCAATTTGTTCTTCAGTAGCTCCTTGTGGGTCAGAAGCAATTCCCAATGCTTTTGTTACAATTTGTGATGTAGTAGAATCTAATAACCCTTGGTCATACGCTTCATAAAAACTAGTATAATCCATGTTATCAAACCCATATTTTTGTAGAATCTCTCCTCCAAAACTTGCAATACCTAAATCAGCATCTGTTTGACCTGCATCTAATCCTTGTGTTATAGCTGCTAAATCTTGTTCTGGTGTACCTTCAGGTATAAATAATGTACCGTCAGCCAGTCTTTGAATACCTGCGCTATCGACTAATTGTTTATTTGCCATAAACCCTTCTACAGAACCTTGTCCCATTTTTTCACGTTCTGGTACGCTTTTCTGTAATTGTGTAAACTGTTGTGTTTGTGGATTATATAATTGTCCTCCTATGTTCATAGACGCTGGAGTTTGTGTTGTAAACATTTTACTTAAATTGCCATAAAATGATTGTATATCACTTGGTCCACTAACACTTTTATCTACTGATTTTGATTTGCTACTACCACCCATAATGTTCTCCTACTTCATCAGTGTTTAATTGGTAAATTAATACTGATGGTTTTTTCTTTGCTAAACGTTCTACCCATTTACTAGTTTTTTGATTTGCTTGTATTTCTACATTGTTGTAGTTCCATTTTTTACAAAACTCAACTATCTTAGAAAACCACAAACGAGGACGTTTTCTGTATTTTTTATCTATATATAAAAATTCTATATACAAAATATTATCATCGTGACCATTAGTGTTAAGATTGTAACCCATAAGTCCTATAGGTTCTGACTCCCATCCACCTTCAGTAAGTACATGCCATATCAAACCTCGTGTTAAGATTTCTCTAGTTTGTTCAGGTTTTACTTCTTCCATGTATTTATCTACATAGTATTCTTGATAATCATGTATTACTTTTTGCAATCACATTCTCCATCACAAGCACACTCTAGTAATTCTTTTACTAACATTACTTGTCCTTGTAAATACGCACTTGCAGCTTTTGACTGCTCATAACGTTGCTCTAATTCTTTTAATTTTTTTTCTAATATTTCTTTATTCTTACATTCACACTTGCTCATTTTAATGTCTCCAATGTTATAAGTTTATATGTTGCTGGATTACCAAATCCACCAGGTGGTGTAGCACTACTATCATAGGCATCTCCCACTGTTAATTTTAATGTATAAGTTGTAGTTGCTGAACTAGATATACTTCCATTAGGAGACCCATCAATTCCAGAACAATTAATAGTTGATTGTCCAGGTGCAGCTGCACTAGGCATAGAACCCGAAGCTAACACAGTTGACCCACTTAATATTTCTAATTTATTTGTATAAGACAAACTAGCTGAACCATCATCGTCAGGACTACCTGTTATCTCAGCTATTATAATAACATTACCCCCTCTGGTTGTTCTGTTTATAGAAGCTGTAAATTCAGTTTGAGCTACTTCAGTATTAAATGTGCCTGTTGTAATTGCAGGAGTTGTAATAGCTCCATCTTCTATGTTACCTGTAGCTATAATATCTCCAGTTACAGTCATTGTACTATTGTCCCATGCAATGTTATTACCGCCACTAGGACCAAATCTAAATGTACCATCTGTATTTACATCTACAGTTTGTGTACCGTCTGCTTTGTATGCATTAAGACCTGTTGTTGCTAACTCAACTCTAGCACCTGATGCAGCAGTTTGTACCAAACCACCTGTGATTGTGCCAGCTGTAATTGTTCCTAAGTCTGCTACTATAGCAGATAATTCAGTTACATTTATTTTAGCCGCTGTTACTGCACCAGCATCTAACTCTGTAGCAGTTATTGTACCTGCAGCTATTTGTGCGGCAGTAATAGTGTCTGCCGCTATTTCAGTTGCAGTAATTGTATTAGCATCTATTTGAGTAGCTGTTATAGTATCAGCAGAGATTATACCGCCATCTAGAAATGTACTTGTGCCTGTTTGAAACTTTACAGTACCAGCTGCATCTATTACTTGTATACCATATTCATTAGTTGCTGATGAACCTAACTTACCAATTTTAACTCTAGTAACTGGTGTACCTTGGTTATCATCAACAGTAATTAAATTATTTGGACCATCTAGTTTTATTTTACTTTCTGCTCCAACAAATACTGTATTTAAGAACTGTGTATTGTTTGCAACTTTATCAGCACTTACATCTACTATCTGACTATTACTAATCAAAAATTCTGATTGTACAGCAGATATAAAATCTAATAAAGCTAAATATTGTGAATCTAAGAACTGAGGTAAGTCTGTGCTTATATAACGTAATGTATCTCCTGTTACAAAAACAGGAGGAGCTGGTAAAGATATGTCATCAAACTTACTGTAAACCGACATTAGCTATCGCCTCCATCCTCTAACTCACAGATAAATTCAGACACTTCCGTAAAGTTTGTTGCTTTTATTGTAACATATCTTCCGTAAACACTAAAGTCTGCTTTAGGTGCTTTACCATCTGTATCACTAATAGTTTCATCTGTATATGTAGGTGTGTCTGTACCTAAGTCTGCTACACCAGCTGATATTGTTGTGCTGGTTGGTGATGCATCTGTTTGCACTCTTTGTACTTGTACATAATCTGAATCTGGGTCTTGTGCTAAAGGACTTTTTAATCCATAACTTCCATGATATGCTTTTGTTGCTATTGTAGTTTCTATTGCAGAACTACCATCTGTAGCTGATGTGTCTCTTTGTTTTACAATTCCAGAGCTAGAACCAAAATATACTTCTGGTATAGCTACTGTTCTATATCTATAAAAACCTGCGTATGCACTAAATGTCCACTGTGACCATACATTAAACTGATAGTTCCAAACAAAACATCTGTCGGGTTCTTCGTTACTTCCAGTTGGGTAATGTATAATTACTTCTCTATTCTTAAAATCTGTCCAACAATATACATTATCTTTGTATGTATAATTTAATGTACTGAACAATTCACTTACTATGGTATCATCGGCAATCGGTCGTAAAGCTGCTCCATTAAATAAATAAATACCATCGTTACTTATAAAAACTTGTGCGTTAGGAATATTAGTTACTGCTTTCGGACCTAAGATACCTACTTGCTGTCTGTTCTTTGGTACAAAAATTAATGGACTACCTTGGTCTTGTAATGTAACAATTGAATCAGACTTATATACTGTAATAAAATTTTGACCTAACACTTTAGCTGTAATAATTGGTGTTCCAGAAAAATCTAAATCAAGAAAATTTGTATTTGATATACGGTCATAATCTGAAACATCTGTATATAATATTCTGTTAGGCACTTCGCCGTCTGTTCCATCGGTTACATTAAAAAATAATAATCTAGAATTAAATGCAATTACAACATGTGCTGTTGTTAAGTTTCTACCAGAACTACTGGTATCCCAAGATATATTACTAAATCCTGCGGTACTAGATTTAGCTATTGCGTTTTTACTATCAGCAACATAAATCTCGTTATTAGCCTCTGCAAAAAATAATTTTTCTGTTGATAATCTATTACTACCAGCAGCTAATCTAGCTGTATAACTACTACCATTCCACTCGTAAATATTATTTGTAGTAGCATGAAATCTTCTTACTGTACCATCATTTCGTATTTGGTCAGTTATTTCTAATACTTTTGCAGTATCCGTTGTTGCAGTTAAGTTTGCAAATCCATCACGTTTTTGCCATTTACCTGACCTATATACACAATTGTTTGCTACTGATAATTGATTGTCGTCTATTAAATGCGGCGGTCTAGATAAATTTAAGCCACCAGATAAATCTTTTATAAACCTTCTCATAAACTACCTTCGTTCTCCACTTGTGTAAAATCTGTACTACTTGCTGCAGTTACCTGACTAAAGTCTGTACTACTCGGAGCTACTACCACCGACCAGTCTTTAGCTACAATCATACTATTACCAACTGCATCTGTTTCTACTATAGCACTACATGTTATTGTAAATGCATTTACTTTAGCAGTACCAAATGCTACTGCACTTGATAATCCTGTACCATTAACTTGTAACTTACCAACTGAAGTTCCAAACGCATTAGTTGTAGTTGCAGCACTTGCTAATACATTTAACTCAGATAATAATGTTCCAAAAGTTACACCAGTAGCTGTACCTGTAGGTACTACATTTAATCCATTTACAGCTGTACCAAAAGCGTTAGTAGTTGTAGCAGATGATGTAGTTAATTCTAATTTAGCAACTGCTGTACCAAAGGCAACAGTGCTAGCTAGCCCACTAGCATTTATAAATACTTTATTTACTGAAGCTGAGCCAAACGCAACAGTGGTTGCTATACCAGTAGCATCTACTTGTAGTTTGGCTACTCCTGTTCCAAATGCATTAGTAGTGGTTGCACTTGTAGGATTAACTTCTAGTTTAGCTACAGGTGTACCAAATGCATTGGTTGTTGTGACAGCATCAGCCGTTACCTTTACTGGTTGTAAAGTGTAATGG